TCGGCTGGATTTATTTATGCGGGTGACACGCCGCCGGGATATCAGTATATTGATGCCCAGTATACCCACACAATGTCACGGCTGCTTTATCAAAAACACAAATTACCGACAATTCTGGACAAGTATGATATGACCCTGACCGAATGGGAAAATATGCAATTAAACGGATATGACCGAATTTGGGATTGTGGGAATACGAAGTGGATTTGGAGTCACTAAATGATTAAATTAACATCGTTACTATATGACCGGTTTTTAACTTTTTAAGTAAATACATAATATGTATATATATCTGTAATACGAACGGGAAAGTAATTTCAATTATGAATTTAAGAGACATATCAAAACAAATTGGTGTGGATTAAACTGGATTACGAAAATGGGTTGACAGCAAGTACAATTCATATAATGGATGGACGGTAGTTGGAACTCCGCACATTTTCAGGAATATTTCTATATCAAGATCAAAGCGAAGTAGTGAATATCCACGGTTAATTTCACCAGATGGAACTATTTATCGTATAGAAGATACGATTCGATCTTTTTGTAGATTTCATAATCTAACCCCCAAGTTCTGTGTCTAAGCTAATAAACAAAAAAATACCATCATATAAAGGATGGTTCGTACAGGAGACTCTCCATGGCTAATCTCGTTGCAGAAAATGAGATGTTCTTTACTGCGTTTGAACCTAAGATGAAGAATCGTTTCATCATGTATATTGATGGTTTGCCTTCATATGTGGTTCGAAAGATTGAACGTCCGAAGTATTCCGCAGAAGCAAAAGTGCTTCCGCACATTAACCTTGAGCGTTATGTCAAGGGTAAATCAAAGTGGGGTCCAATTAACTGTACACTATATGATCCGATTGTTCCGTCCGGCGCACAGGCGGTAATGGAGTGGGTTCGTCTTCACCACGAATCAATTACCGGTCGTGATGGTTATGCCGACTTCTATAAGAAAGACATTGTATTCAATATGCTTGGCCCCGTGGGTGATAAAGTAGAAGAATGGATTGGTAAGGGATGTCTTGTTACCGAAGCTAATTTTAATGATGCTGATTGGGGTACGGATGACCCGACCGAAATCAGCTTGACAATTCAAGCTGACTACTGGATTCTTAACTACTAATATAATAGATGGACAATTAGTAGGTTCGATCTCCGCTGGGGCAAGGTGGTGTCTATACTCTATTTATATTGAGTGTAAACACCGCCTTTCTTTTTATTAGAGAATTGGTATGTCTTGTGAACTAAATAATATTTACGATATTTGCATACTTCAAAATCAAACATTTGAATTACCGTTTCAGTTGTATAATGATGACGGGGTAACTGCTATCAACCTTAGTGGTTGGTCATTTACAGGATCCATAAAGTCTCAATTTACTGATCCCGTTCCCGCGTTGTATTTTACCAGTTCCATTGTAAATGCGTCATCTGGAAGTATTAAACTATATCTTTCTGCTGAAACCACATGGATGCTTACTGGATCAAAATATGTATATGATGTCATTGGTAATAATTCCAATGTCACACCAGTTGAAACGCTACGGCTAATGCAGGGTAAAGTGTCCGTTCGTCCAGGAGTAACCGAACCGTGATTATTCGCGTATCAGGATCGACCCCGGGCAACTCGATAAACCTTATCGTAAATGGTACGGGTGTACCTGGATCATCAGGCATTCAAGTAAATGTCCCCCAATTTGTCAGTCAAGCTAATAACGCAATTAGTTCTAGTTATGCCGGTACGGCGTCACTTGCGCTTTCTACATTAGGTGCTATTTCATCTGCATCATATGCAGAATATGCCAATGCAGTCTCATGGAGTAATGTTGTAAATATTCCACAAAATATTGTATCGAGTTCCGCTCAAGTTGATTATACACAACTTCAGAATATTCCTAGTAGTAGCGATTCCGCTTCGTATGTAGAATATAACAATATTGCTAATAAACCCATTGGATTAGTATCAAGTTCGGCTCAAGCCGCGTCATGGGCAGTTGCTAGTGCTAGTACGGCTACAACCGCAACAACTTCAAGTTATGCACTTACTGCGAGCGCCGTCCTTAATATTCCACCACTACCTACAGGAGTGGTCAGTTCCAGCGCACAGGTCAGTTATGTTCAATTGTCCGATATACCCACAGGAATCATATCCAGTTCTACACAATTACCTGTTGGGTTAGTCAGTTCTAGTGTTCAAGTCAACTATACACAACTTACTGGTATTCCATCGGGGTTGGTCTCCTCATCAGTTCAAGCGGAGACATGGTCCGTAGCTAGTGCATCAATTGCACCTACAAGTTGGTCATTGATATCAGATCGTCCTGATGGACTTGTTTCAAGTTCTGCACAAGTTAATTCCGGTAGCTTTACTGGCAGTTTTATTGGTAGTGCTAGTTTTGCCGATAAGGCAAATAATAGTATCAGTGCCAGCTTTGCCATTTCCGCGTCATGGGCATCGACTACAGGACTGGCTGATTGGAATACACTACTTAACCGACCGGTTGGTATCGTAAGTGCCAGCGCGCAAATTAATACGGGCAGTTTTACCGGCAGTTTTGTTGGTAGTGCCAGCTTTGCTAATAACGCCGAAAACAGCATTAGCGCTAGTTTTGCTACTACGGCATCTTTTGCATCTACCGCGCTCAGTGCAAGTTGGGCACCCGGTGTCGGTGATGCTGTAGATTGGTCTACTATTATCAATATACCTGTTGGCATTGTTTCTAGTTCATCACAAATTAATACGGGTAGTTTTACTGGATCATTTACCGGATCAGTTACTAACGCCGTATCAGCAAGTTTTGCTGCCGATGCTTATACACAGTGGAATAATATTGGCAACCGCCCCGACGGTTTGATCAGCAGTTCAGCACAACTACCTGCTGGTCTCGTCAGTGCTAGTTCACAAATTGATTACACCGGCATTTCTAATGTTCCTGGTGGTATTGTTTCAAGTTCAACACAAATTATAGCGGGTTTGCCTGTTGGAACGGTATCAAGCAGCAATCAAGTCAATTATACACAACTACAAAATATCCCTACAGGTTTAGTTAGCAGTTCTACACAAGCTGTAGAATGGACTGTGGCGACTGCCTCAATTGCTGCGACATCATGGAGTTTGGTTGCAGATAAACCATCCGGTCTAGTTAGTGCATCGAACCAAGTCTCATACACAGGTTTGTCAAACGTTCCTGCTGGTATTGTGTCATCATCAACACAAGCCATAACGTGGACTGTGGCAACAGCTTCACTTGCTAATGAGGTTGCGTATAATAATGTTACTGGAACACCGATTGGTTTGGTCAGCGCATCAAGTCAAGTAGATTTCTTGCAGACTTCTAATCGTCCAACGGGGTTAGTATCCAGCTCTGGTCAAGTTAATTACACTGGATTGACTGACGTTCCCGTTGGCATTGTAAGCTCCTCAGGCCAAGTCTCTTACACAGGACTATCAAACGTTCCTGATGGTATTGTATCTAGTTCCGCACAAGCTTCTACATGGACTGTAGCAACTGCCTCAATTGCTGCGACATCATGGAGTTTAGTTGCAGATAAACCATCTGGTCTAGTCAGCGCATCGAGTCAAATTGACTTCTCTCAGACTACAAACCGACCGGTTGGATTGGTATCTGCATCGGTTCAGGTCAGCTACCCTGATCTATCCAACATTCCGGTTGGTATCTTGAGCAGTTCAATTCAATTCAATGCATTGACAAACACCAGTGCAAGTTATGCTGATTATGCTCAGAATAGTTTTGCTGCTGTATCTGCATCATGGGCACCGTCTACAGAAGGTACACCAGTTGCTTGGGGTAGTATTATCGGAAAACCAGATGGTATCGTTTCCGGTTCCGCTCAAGTTCAATTTAGTGGTATTTCTGGTGTTCCAGCCGGACTAGTATCAAGTAGTGCTCAAATTGTCGCTGGTCTACCAGCGGGTACCGTATCCAGTTCTGCACAAGTATCATATACGGGGTTGGCCGATCTTCCAGTTGGCATCGTCAGCGCTTCAAGTCAAGTAGACTTCTTACAGACTTCCAATCGTCCCGCAGGGTTGGTTTCAAGTTCAGCACAAGTCAACTACACCGGATTGACTGGTGTTCCTGTTGGCATTGTGAGCTCCTCGGGTCAGGTCAATTACACTGGGTTAGCTGGTATTCCTGTTGGTATTGTCAGTGCATCAAATCAAGTAGATTTCTTGCAGATCTCAAATCGTCCAACAGGATTAGTGAGTGCATCTAATCAAGTATCCTATACTGGATTGACTGATGTTCCGGTTGGTATTCTCAGCAGTTCAATTCAGTTCAATGCTCTATCAAATACAAGTGCCAGCTATGCTCAGAACAGTTTCGCGGCTGTTTCCGCTTCGTGGGCACCATCCACCGAGGGTGCGCCGGTTGCTTGGGGCAGTGTTACCGGAAAACCAGACGGACTTGTATCGAGTTCTACACAAGCAACGGATTGGACGGTGGCAAGTAGTAGTGTTGCTGCAACCGCTTCAATTGCTAATACTTCATGGAGTTTAGTTGCAAATAAACCTGTTGGTTTAGTCAGTGCTTCCGGTCAAGTAGACTTCCTACAAATCTCAAATCGTCCCGCAGGGTTGGTGTCTAGTTCAGCACAAGTCAATTACAGTGGTTTAACTGGCGTTCCTGTTGGCATCGTCAGCAGTAGTACTCAAGCTTCTACATGGACAGTGGCCACGGCTTCAATTGCACCAACGAGTTGGAGTCTTGTATCGGATCGTCCAGTTGGTCTCGTCAGCGCATCGAGTCAAGTAGACTTCCTACAAACCTCAAATCGTCCAACGGGGTTGGTGTCCAGTTCAGCACAAGTATCCTATACAGGCCTATCAAATATTCCTGTTGGTATTGTCAGTGCTTCAAGTCAAGTAAACTTCCTACAGATCTCAAATCGACCTGTCGGTCTCGTTTCAAGTTCAGCACAAGTCAATTACAGTGGTTTGACTGGCGTTCCTGTAGGCATTGTGAGCGCATCAAGTCAAGTAGACTTCCTACAAACCTCAAATCGTCCCGCAGGGTTGGTCTCAAGTTCAGCACAAGTCTCTTATACGGGCCTGTCAAACGTTCCTGCTGGTATTGTCAGTAGCAGCACTCAAGCTTCTACATGGACTGTTGCCACGGCTTCTATTGCTAATACCTCATGGAGTTTAGTTGCAGATAAACCTGTTGGTTTAGTCAGTGCATCAAGTCAAGTAGACTTCTTACAGACTTCCAATCGTCCCGCAGGATTGGTGTCCAGTTCAGCACAAGTCAATTACACTGGGTTAGCTGGTATTCCTGTCGGTATTGTCAGCGCATCAAGTCAAGTAGATTTCTTACAGACTTCCAATCGTCCCGCAGGGTTGGTGTCCAGTTCAGCACAAGTCAATTATACGGGTTTGACTGGCGTTCCTGTTGGCATTGTCAGTGCTTCCGGTCAAGTAGATTTCTTGCAGACTTCCAATCGTCCCGTAGGGTTGGTGTCCAGTTCAGCACAAGTCTCTTATACGGGCCTGTCAAACGTTCCTGTTGGCATCGTAAGTTCATCTGGTCAAGTTAATTACACTGGGTTGGCTGGCGTTCCTGTTGGCATCATCAGTGCTTCAAGTCAAGTAGATTTCTTGCAGACTTCCAATCGTCCCGCAGGGTTGGTGTCCAGTTCAGCACAAGTCAATTATACGGGTTTGACTGGTATTCCTGTTGGCATTGTGAGCTCCTCGGGTCAAGTCTCATACACAGGATTGTCAAATATTCCTGTAGGCATTGTCAGTGCTTCAAGTCAAGTAGATTTCTTGCAGATCTCAAATCGTCCCGCAGGGTTGGTGTCTAGTTCAGCACAAGTCTCTTACACAGGACTATCAAACGTTCCCGTTGGTATCGTAAGTTCATCTGGTCAGGTCAATTACAGTGGTTTGACCGGTGTTCCTGTTGGCATTGTCAGTGCTTCCGGTCAAGTAGACTTCCTACAAATCTCAAATCGTCCCGCAGGGTTGGTGTCTAGTTCAGCACAAGTCAATTACAGTGGTTTGACCGGTGTTCCTGTTGGCATTGTGAGCTCCTCAGGCCAAATTTCTTATACGGGCCTGTCAAACGTTCCTGCTGGTATTGTGTCGTCATCAACACAAGCCACAACATGGACAGTTGCCACGGCCTCGATTGCTAATACCTCGTGGAGTTTAGTTGCAAATAAACCTGTTGGTCTCGTTAGCGCTTCCAGTCAAGTAGACTTCTTACAGACTGCTAACCGACCTGTTGGTCTCGTTTCAAGTTCAGCACAAGTCTCTTATACGGGTCTATCAAACATTCCTGCTGGTATTGTATCTAGTTCCGCACAAGTCTCTTACACAGGCTTGTCAAACGTTCCAGTTGGTATTGTGTCGTCATCAACACAAGCCACAACATGGACCGTAGCAACAGCCTCGATTGCTAATACTTCATGGAGCCTGGTTGCAAATAAACCTGTTGGTCTCGTCAGTGCTTCAAACCAAGTTTCTTATACTGGACTGTCAAACGTTCCTGCTGGTATTGTCAGTAGCAGCGCTCAAGCGTCTATGTGGACTGTAGCAACTGCCTCCTACATCAGTGGAACGGCATGGGCAGATGGTGGCACCTACATTGAACCCGTGCTTAACCTTGTCAGCGCATCATACGCTTTGTCGGCAAGCTGGGCACCTGGTGGTGGTGGTCAACCGGTCAGTGCATCCTATGCACTCACTTCAAGCTACGCCGCACTGGCACAAAATGTGTTGGGTAGTATTGCCAATGCAACCAGTGCAAGTTACGCCTTAACTTCGTCTTATGCGGTAAATGCGATGACCGCATTATATGTAAACAGCGATGCCGTCGCGTTACCGTCAGGCACACTGGGATTGACCACATGGCATCTTCCGTATGTATTGGGCGCGACCGCACTGACAACAATTGCCTCTGCTCTAAACACGGTTCGCTTCATTCCGTTCATGGCACCGCGTAATATTCAACAGGTTGGCATCACGGTCACGGCTGGTGGACTTGCTGGGTTGTCATGTTCCGTTGCTGTTTATACGAACCGTCCAAATTCATTCCTGCCCCATCAGCTCATTGATTTTGTGGTAATACCTGCTGGGTCCAACAACACATTTAGTATACCTTTTACTCCGAATCTCACGGCTGGTGAGTGGTATTGGTTGGCTCATCACAATCCACACGCGCACACGTTCCGTGGTGTCGCGGTGGCTAATCAACGAGCGCTCGGCGGTGACAACACAATGGGCGTAAACTTGGTCACGCACTTCACGAGTGCGTCGAACTGGGGCACATCGGGTTCCTACAGCCCGGCCTATCCATCCACGATTACAAGCAACCTCACGGCGGGCTCCAATACGACTTTGCCTGTGGTTGGTTTCCGAGTGATTGAATAATGACAACACGAATTATTCTTCCTGACAATCCCACGTCCGGTAGTGTTCCGTTACCATCGGCGATTCAACAGGCTGAGTTGGTAATCAACACTGCCGATGGACGACTGTTTACCAAGAATGAGTCAGGTCAAATTTTATTATTGAATTCACGCCCTGCGAATAGCCCTGTAGATTGGTCTAATATTATCAATCAACCTGTTGGTCTCGTTAGTGCATCGAACCAAGTCTCCTATACGGGCCTGTCAAACGTTCCTGCTGGTATTGTCAGCAGTAGTGTTCAGGCCTCTACGTGGACCGTAGCAACTGCATCAATTGCTAATACTTCATGGAGTTTGGTAGCAAATAAACCATCTGGTCTCGTTAGTGCATCGAACCAAGTAGATTTCTTGCAGACTTCCAATCGTCCCGCAGGATTGGTGTCTAGTTCAGCACAAGTCAACTACAGTGGTTTGACTGGCGTTCCTGTAGGCATTGTGAGCTCCTCGGGTCAGGTCAATTACACTGGGTTAGCTGGCGTTCCTGTTGGTATTGTGAGCTCCTCAGGTCAAGTCTCTTATACGGGTCTATCAAACATTCCTGCTGGTATCGTAAGTTCATCTGGTCAAGTTAATTACACTGGGTTGGCTGGCGTTCCAGTTGGTATTGTGTCGTCATCAACACAAGCTTCTACTTGGACCGTTGCCACGGCTTCTATTGCTAATACTTCATGGAGCCTGGTTGCAAATAAACCTGTTGGTCTCGTTAGTGCTTCAAACCAAGTAGATTTCTTGCAGACTTCCAATCGTCCAACGGGGTTGGTGTCCAGTTCAGCACAAGTCAATTATACGGGTTTGACTGGTATTCCTGTTGGCATTGTGAGTTCCTCAGGCCAAGTTTCCTATACGGGCCTATCAAATATTCCTGTCGGTATTGTTAGTAGTAGCACTCAAGCTTCTACATGGACCGTAGCAACTGCCTCGATTGCTAATACTTCATGGAGTTTAGTTGCAAATAAACCTGTTGGTATTGTATCAAGCTCGTTACAGTTGAGCGGTTCAGTATTAACTGGTAACCTCATCCAGAGTGCGACATTCGCCAACTACAACGAACGAGTTATTTCAGCGAGTATCAGTGCCGCAACATTGAGTTTGGACTTGAGCCGAGGCAATGTGTTTGAGGTGTTGGTGAGCCAGAGTATGTTGGTCACCTTTACAAATGCCGCAAGTGCAACCCTCGCAGATACGGTTACACTGGTTGCTCGTTATGATGGAACACGAACACTGACCTGGGCACCGTCTATTAGATGGCCGGGTGGAACAGCACCTACTGTCTCCACCACATCGGGGTCAGTTGATGTTTTCACATTCGTCACCATTAATGGCGGCAATCATTTCTACGGTGTATTCAGCGGAAAGGGATATTAATATGTTAGGTCAACGATTCTTGAAGCATGAAGAAAGTGATGCATTCAAGATTTTCAGTTTTGGAAATAATGGCAGCGGTCGATTGGGTCTCGGTGACACCGCAAACCGCAGTTCACCGGTGCAAGTTGGGTCCGGTTGGGCATCGGCTTCCTGCGGCTCTGATTACTCCGTTGCAATCAAAAACAATGGAACACTTTGGGTGTGGGGAAATAATGGCAGCGGTCGATTGGGTCTCGGTGACACCGCAAACCGCAGTTCACCGGTGCAAGTTGGGTCATTAACCGATTGGAAAAACGTTTCTTGTGGTGATTTTCACACCCTTGCAATCAAAACCAATGGAACACTATGGGCGTGGGGAATTAATAACGATGGTCAATTAGGTCTCGGCGACACCAACTCCCGCAGTTCACCGGTGCAAGTAGGGTCACTAACCGATTGGAAACAGGTTGACGGAGGTTATTATTCCACCCTTGCAATTAAAACAGATGGAACACTATGGGCGTGGGGAATTAATAACGATGGTCAATTAGGTCTCGGCGACACCAACTCCCGCAGTTCACCGGTGCAAGTAGGGTCACTAACCGATTGGAAGCAAGTTGCCTGTGGCGGTTTACATACCCTTGCAGTCAAAACCAATGGAACACTATGGGCGTGGGGATTTAATGAATACGGTCGATTGGGTCTCGGCGACACCACAGACCGGAGTTCACCGGTGCAAGTAGGCACATTAACAAATTGGAAGAAAGTTATCTCTGGTTATTATTGCACCCTTGCAATTAAAACAGATGGAACACTATGGGCGTGGGGATTTAATGGCGGCGGTCAATTAGGTCTCGATGATTTCATAAACCGCAGTTCTCCAGTCCAAGTAGGGTCACTAACCGATTGGAAAAATGTTTCTTGTGGTGATTCTCACGTTTTGGCTCAAAAAACTGACGGTTCGTTATGGGTGTGGGGAAGTAATTTCTCCGGTGAATTAGGTCTCGGCGACACCGCAAACCGCTATTCACCGGTGCAATTGGGGTCACATAGCGGCACAGATACAGATTTACCAAACAGACTAGGTTTTGCTTATTCACTAATACTGAGAGTATAAACGACTGGGTCAATAAATATATCAACTGACATTCGTAAACTTGCCAATGAGGACACACAATGTATGCACAAGTAAGAAACAATGAAGTTGTGGCTCGAGTAAATGAATTACCTCGCAACTTCAACAACATCAGTAACTTCTTCGCGTTACCTAACGCTGAACTGAAGATGTATGGATGGTATCCGGTCATTCAAGACATTCCCGAATACAATCCTGATACCGAACGACTTCAACACAATGGATACACCATTGGTGCGGACTCGGTTATTGAACATTTCGTCAAGGAACCGAAACCAGCACCACCACCGCAAACACGCTTTAGTCGCCTAGCGTTTCGCAGTCGTTTTACACTACAGGAACTTGTCACTATTGAAGCGGCTCGTCTCAGCAACCCGTCAATCACCGTTCGTGCTACTCTTCAAGTGTTGACTGACAACTTGATGGCCGCAGAACTTGTTGATATCACGGATGAACGAACTATTCTTGGCGTTGAAACTCTCGTATCTATGGGTCTGCTCACACAGGACCGTGCTAATGAAATCTTAGGTAGATAACATGGAACAACTCGCACATTTTCAACCTGTATTTTTGACCATTCTTGGCATTGTGTTTGTTGTTGGTATAGTGTTTTCCGTTCAACAATATATCAAAAGTCAGGTAGATCCATCAGAAACAAAAATTGACCACATTGAAAACGATCTCATTGAATTGAAAACGGAAAATCGTATGGAAAATACTCGAATGGAAGAACATTGGGCTGATATAAAGTTGGGGCTTGAAAGTGTTCGGTTGAAGTTACACGAACTAGCATTGGGTCAAATAGAAATGAAGACTGCAATTTTTGGTGCAGACAGCAATAGTGGTATTCGCGGTGAAATTCAATCATTGCGTCAAGATGTGAAGGAACTCTCGTCACGAGTAAGATCGCTGGAACGAGAAGATCGCAAATAATTATAGATGGTTACGGTCCTTCAATTTGGTGACCGCAATGAATAACAAAGAGGTAAAGTATACAGAAGCAAAGGTATTAGAGATGCTAGAACTCATCAAAGAAATGAATGATCTCATTGAAACTATTGAACGCAAATTGAATTATCTGGAAAAGGAACAGAATGGTTATAGATAATGATAAAAACGGAATTCGGATTTTTTATTGGTAGCGATGAAATTGTTTTATTTGGATCTAAAGCGCGAACTGTAGATACAATTATCTATGTTGAACCCGATGGATTGACGCAACATGTAATTCCTAGGGGGTTTGTCTATGACGGAGCTACGGTTCCTGTTTGGGCGTGGTCATTGGTTGGTCATCCGTTTATGCGACCATTTCGCCGTCCGGCCGCACTGCATGACTATTACTGTATGTATAAAAAAATTTCAAGTAAATTAGCTCATAAGTTGTTTTTTTACGCGCTCAGAGCCGAAGGCATAAGCGCGTGGAAAGCACAATTAATATATTTATCTGTTTTACTTTTTGGTCCAAGATTTGAACCAAATTTAGTAGAAGTAAATTAAAGGCTTGACAAAAACCGATTTTTTCTTTATTTTCTAAATCATCTAAAAGCCGAAAGTAAAATATGGCCCATAAATCTAGTTATGATGTAGTATTTCCATTTGGAAAGCACAATAATAAAAGCTTAGGTTTTGTATATGATAGTGATCCTGGCTATATTCGTTGGATGGCCGGCAATGAAAAGATGCCAGGTAACTGGTCAGAAGCGTGTAAATTAATCTTGGAAGGCAAGGACATCAGCCACTTAGACTTGCCACGTCAAATATACAAAAAAACCGTAAACTTAAACATCGAGATGTGGACAGTTAACAAATCCACAATCGGTGTTTCTTTTGCTTATGATCGTGAATTGCTTGAACGATTTAAATTTGAGATTGACGGTCGCAAGTGGAACAAAGAAGATCGTCACTGGGAAGTTCCGGCGCCGCAAATCGTCAAGATGGTGGAACTATTTAGTGGTCCCACAAATATTAGCGCCGACGATGGCGTAAAGAAAATGTATCGGGAAGAGATCAAGCGTCGTAAACACCTCGATGAAATTCGTGTTAAAGAAGACACAGACATTGAAATTCCCACAAAACTTGATCTTTTTCCATATCAAAAGGTCGGTGTGGAATTTGTAATCCGAGCAGGTGGCCGTGCTATGATTGCAGATTCTATGGGATTGGGGAAGACGGTGCAAGCAATTGGATATGCTGCATATAACGGTAGTAAGACTTTGATTATCTGTCCAAAGTCTGTTGTTGTTGGGTGGGCACGCGAAATTGAACGATTCACAGGTAAGAAAGCAACGATTTGGTCAAACCAATTTAAACACACCCCGACACCCACCACAGTAGGAAAGATAACAAATGGGTCAGAATTATTAGAACATAATAACCAATACCACTTAATTCATTATAATGCTGTTGAAAAACGTGCCAAAGAACTCCGTGATTTAAAATTTGATCTGCTTGTGTGTGATGAAGCAACCTACATCAAGAATCGTAAGACGAAACGTGCAAAAAGCATTCTCGGTGATAGTAAAGCCAAGAAGCTCTATCCCGGCATCAAGACCAAAGAAGTAATCTTTTTGACAGGTACACCAATCTTGAACCGACCAATTGAAGCATTCACACTATTAAACTTTCTTGATCCCAACCGATTCAATAATTTCTACCAATTTGCGCAGAAGTATGGTGGGTGGCAAGGATCAGAACCGCGCAATCTTGATGATCTACACGAAAGAACAAAGGATTTAGTTATTCGACGACTCAAGAAAGACATTCTTACTGAATTGCCGGCTAAACAACGTAACGATCTTTATGTGGAACTCACGCCGGCGGAACATAAAGAGTATGAACAACTACTTCAAAAGTTGTTTCGCAAATGGCGATCTCTCGGTAAGCCTACCATTGCGGAAATGCCAACCATTCAAAACTATCTTATTAGTAAAAAAATGCCGCGTTTGCATGAAATGGTTGATGAAATGTTGGAACAAGATTGCGGTGTGCTCATTTATTGTTGTTATGTAGAGCCTCTAAAACAGCTTGCGAAACATTATGGTGACAACGCTGCTATAATTCATGGTCAAATGACGACCACGGAACGTCAAAAGAGCATTGACGCGCTTAAGTCAGGTAAAGCCAAGGTGGGATTGTTCAGCATCGGTGCCGGTGCTATGGGTATTGACGGTCTACAATACAGCATTGATACAGTCATCTTCCTCGACCGCTGGTGGGTTCCGGCCATTCATGAACAAGCCGAAGACCGATTGTTCAGAATTGGTCAAACCAAACAGGTTCAAGCCTATTATATGACTTGTGAGGGAACAATTGATGAAGATATGTCGGCGTTGTTATCAGAGAAGATGTCTGTAGTAGAACAAATAGTGGACGGGCAAATTATATCAAATCCAGCAACAAAATCCGTATTCGGTGAATTTGTCAACAAACTAAAAAAGAGAAAAAACGAGGAATTTCAGGGTTTAGACCTATCAGATTTGACTAGTATTCCCGATCTTCCATTATAAAACCACTTTCAAATCTATTTATGAGAAGTAGTTACACCAATGTATACTTCAGGAGTCTATATGCCAGCTATTCAGTATCCAACCGAGGTCATTGAACTACCGTCCCGTGGTTGGTATTATCCAGAGGGTCATCCGCTTGCTTCAGGTAAGCTGGAAATCTACTATATGACCGCAAAACACGAAGATATTTTGACCAGTCGTAATCTTATCCAGCGTGGCGTGGTTATTGACAAGCTCATGGAAGCGTTAATTGCCGATAAAACCGTGAAATATGACGATTTGTTGCTCGGCGACAAGAACGGTCTTATTATCGCATCCAGAATTTTAGGTTATGGAAAGGATTATACGGTAACTGTGAGTTGTCCGATGTGTGGTGCAAGTTCCAAGCATGAAATCAATCTTGAAAATATCAATGAAAAGGAAGTAGACTTTTCACCCACTGCAAAGGGCAAGAATGAGTTTACTTGGGTTGCTCCTATTTCAAAGAAGACCATTACTTTCAAGTTGTTGACGCATAAAGATGAGAAGTCCATCAATGCAGAACTTGAGGGTATGAGAAAAGCAGGTGTGCAAATCACGCAAGAAGTAACAACTCGTATGCGTCGTTCAATTACTTCTGTAGATGGTGATTCTGATACACAAGTCATCAAAGATTTTGTTGAAAGCATGCCCGCTAGGGATGCGATGGCATTTCGTGAACATGCACGATCTGTTAATCCTGACATTGACCTCACCTTTGATTTTGAATGTGCGAATTGTGGACACAGTGAGCGCATGGAGGTGCCGATTGATGTCAACTTTTTTTGGCCTAACGCCGGAGTATAAGCTTACACTTCACAAAGACATTTTCAATATGGTTACATATGGTAAAGGTGGGTGGGATTGGGATACCATTTATAATATGCCAATTTTTCTTCGCCTTTATTACATGAAGTTGTTGGCTGAAGCACTCGAGCGTGAAGTCGGAAAGTCTACACAAAGTCAAGGACCGGTCGTGAAACGACCAAATGTAATTCGGGGATAAACTTTGTTTGATAACCCATCCATTGCACAACAAGTCAGTGATACGGTTCGCCGTATAGTAGGCGATACTGAACGCATTCGTGAGAATGCGGGCAGAATTAGTCGTGCGTCCGTGATAATGGAACGCAACTTTGCTAAAATGGTCAACAGTACCAGTCGAGTAGCAGCCAATCTTAATGCCATTATTACGCAATTACAAAACGCGACAAGTAATGCTTCAGCGCTCAATAACAATATGGCTAACGCAGCACAAAATGCGAACAATACAGCAAATAATGCGGGTCGCGCAAACAGAAACTTGACAAACAACAATAATTCTGCTAAACAACTGAAGATTAATTTTATGACCATTGCCAAAATCATTGGTGGTGGTATGGTTGCTGGGTTGGGTGCAGTTATATCAGTAATGTCACAACTACAAAAGCAAGGACTCACTCTACAACAGAATTTTGATACTGTTGTTCAATCTATCAAAAATCTTGATCAAGTTTTCCGCACCGGCGTTGTTGCTGGTTTTGGAGACTTGGCGCGGGCACAAGTTGGTTTAGGTAGAAATCTTGGTAATATTAAGAATGTATCAAATTCACTTATTGAAAGCACGGTTGAACTCAGTAATGCATACGGTGTAAGCGAAAAAACTGCCGCAAAAATTAACGCCCAATTATTTCGTTGGAATAGTCGTAATGCCGAACTCGTAAGATACTCACAACGTTATGCTGTAGCTCTTGCAAACGTAAACGGTCAGTTGCCTGCTGACATTATTGAAGAAATGGCACAGAACACTGATGAGTTGGCACGATTTGCCAATAAAGGTGCGGATGGTTTTGCTCGTCAAGTAGCAGCACTCAATAAAATGGGTGTGAGCATGAAGAGTATTGCCGGACTGGCCGATAGTTTGGTTATGGACTTTGAAGGTAGTTTGGAATCGGCTGCTAAATTGCAAACATTTCTACCTGGATTTAATATTTCTGGTTTACAGTTCGCGGCACAATTTGGAACAAATGAACAAGTAGCAGCTGAATTACAAACGCTATTACAACGAACCGGAGTTGGTTCACTCGATAGATTACCGCGTTCTCTACAGAATGCTGTTAGTGGATCGTTGCGTATGCCGTTAACAGAAATTCAAAACTTGTTAACAAATACCGAAGCCGATACCAAGGTACGTCAACCAACAGTAGAAGATTTGGAAAATAACTTTGAGAGAGCTGGTAACTCATTATTGAAGACTGGCAGTGATATTGTCGGTGCGATCACCGATGGTGTTAATAAAATTCTTCTTTACTTGGGAGCACGTGATGCAGTTGGTTTAGCTAGAGGTAAACTTCTTAAAAATCTCAATCGTACCGGAACGTTGCTCCGTAGTCGTGGTACGCTTTCTACTGTCGGTAAAGCAGCGCGTATCGGAGCACGTGTTGGAGGTGCGGCACCACTTATTGGTGCCGTTGCCAGTCTTGCTACGGGCGGTGGTATTGGTGGAGCAGTAGGCACCGCCGCCGGCGGGACTCTCGGTGCAATTTTAGGTAGTATACTTTTGCCGGGTATTGGTACCGCTGTTGGTGGATTCATTGGTTCCTATTTTGGTGAAAAGTTGGGTCGTGGTATTTCTAAACTAGCGAAAAGTTCTAACGATCTTGCAGAAACAAATGCAGAGGCAAAGAAGGTGCAGGAAGAACAAACCGCAGCAATGAAAGATTCTAAGAAAGCTGCCGAAGAGGCCGCACTAAAGCAAGCCGCTGCGGCCGCCGGAGTAAAAGACTTCAACTTTGCAATGCGTGAACTGCAACGCCAACGTTCCGGTTCTGCATTGGGTGCCAGCCCAACAATGACAGGCTCCGCCGAGTCTCCTGGATTCTTCTCATTCATGAAATCGGCATTTTTCGGTTTGAAATATTCTGGTGTGTTCCATGAAGGCGGCGTCGTCGGAGAAGATATGTTGGGCAGAGGTAATAGTCTATCCGACCTAAAAAACTTAAAGCCTCAAGAAACTATTGCAATCTTAGAAAGAGGCGAAGTAGTTCTTACACCAACGCAAATGACTGCAATGGGTCGAGCCATTGGCGGTGGATTGCGAGGCAATATCAACAATATTATCAATGGTTTTATGAACTCATTTAATATGGGTTCAAATCGAATTGTTCAGAATATCCGCACCGCGCTAAGCGATAAAGGTGGATTCCTTGGAAAAATTGGTAGTTTTTTTGAAGGCAGTAATATAGGTCAAACCATATCATCAAAACTATCGGGACTAACCGATAAAATTGGTCCTATTGGTCAAACGGTCCAAAATCTTGTCGGTGGATTGGAATCTAAAGTTCAAGGTCTTACTGGTGGCTTAGTAAATAAAGGCAAGAACATGATCAGCGGATGGTTGGGTGGTAATAAATCATCGGGTGGAATGTTGGGTGGTATTAAATCTTTTGCCGGTGGATCTGATGGTAATGGTATTTTGGGTTCCATTACAAAATCATTGAGCGGCGGTAACATTCTTGGATCAATCACTAATCGGCTCGGTGGATCAATGGGTATTGCAGGCAAGGTGTCAGGCCTATTAAGCGGTGGACTCAAGGATAAGGCCGCTGGTTTAGTAAGCAAGATTCCGGGCGTCGGTGGCATTGCAGGTAGCTTGTTGAAGGGTGGTGGTATTAAAGGTATTGGGTCTAACTTATTAAAGGCCGGTGCAGGCAAAGCTATTGGTGGTATGGTCGGATCGTTGATTCCAATTCCCGGCGTTGGAACATTGTTAGGATCTACTCTCGGTGGATTGGCAAGCAAGGGTATTAGTAAACTTGCTAACAGTAGAGTTGGTAAAGCTGTAACGGGATTTCTTGGCAAGAGTCCGGTAGCACAAGTAGGTAAGAAAGTTTTAGGGGGTATAGGTAAGAAGATCGGTGGATTGTTTCGACGAAAAAAAACTCCTTCTTCGGCACCATTAGATCTAGGTAATATGGGATCTATGACAGCAGGAATGTCAGGCACCGCTCAAGGTATGCCCAACATTTTGAGTATGTTCAGTGGTGCTGGGGATTCTGGGTTACAGGGTGCCGTGGCTGGACTCCCAGGCATTAATATTTCTGGAGGATCCTCTACACAAGTTAAAGTGGATACTGCTAATTTAGAAGGTAAGATTGATCAACTCATCAATTTGATGCGCTCTGGTGGCATCGCCGTTAACCTTGACGGCCGAAAGGTCAGTTCTGGTCTAA